AGTCAAGCTACTAATCCTAGTAGGATCAAATGGTCTTCAATGAATAAATCAAAAAGAAGACAACATAAAAAATAATGAAATACATTTTAATATTATATATGTGCAGCATGAGCACTGGACAGTGTCCATCTAGTTCTATTTCAAATTATCAATTTACATCACATTATAATTGCACTGATGCAGGTTATGCTATTGCACAAACAACTTTTAGAAATTTAAAAAAATTACCTGAGTGGGATATTCCAAATTTTGAAGAACAAAAAATAGTAATAAAATTTGAATGCAAAGAATTAAAAACAAAAGGAGAACCAACATGATAATATATGGCTACACACCTAAAACATGGATTAATAAAGCAAAAATATATTGGGCAGATACAAACAAACTAGCTTTTAGCTTATTTGTAATTTGGTCTGTGTGCTTATTTTTACTGTAATTAAAAGGACTCAAAAACTATGTATACACAACTTAAAGAAAGAATTAAACAACATGAAGGGTTTAGGCGTACTGTCTATTCCGATAGTCTTGGTTTCGCTACTATCGGTTATGGCCATTTGGTACTACCTACCGATAACTTTGTGGAAGGTGTTGAATATACTAAAGAAGAACTTGACAAAGTTTTTGACGTTGATTTTGAAAAAGCTGTAAATGGAGCTAAAGAATTAATAAGTAACGATTCACTTTTACCACAAGCAGAAGAAGTAATTATAGAGATGTGCTTTCAGTTAGGTAAAACTGGTGTAAGTAAATTTAAAAATATGTGGGCTTATTTAGATGACGGTGACTATGTTGCTGCAGGTGATGAAATGCTTGACAGTAATTGGTATCAACAAACACCTTCAAGAGCATTAGCTTTATCTGAAATAATGAAAGGTTGTCAATTATAATGTGGTTTGCGCTACTTAAAAATCCTCTAACTAAAATTATTGCAGAAAAAACATTTGGAGCAATTACACATAAATTACAAAAAGATAAAATAATTAGAGAAAAAGAACTAGACGCAGCTTCTCAAATTTCAGTAGAACAAATTAAACAACAAGAGCATTCGTGGAAAGACGAGTGGTTGGTGGTTTTCTTTACAATTTTAATGGGTTTACATTTTGTGCCATACACACAAGACACAATGCAGCGTGGTTGGGAAATACTACAATTTGCAGATCCTATGTTTTGGTACATTATTTTAACAATTGTAGGTGCGTCATTTGGTGTGACTACAATGAATAAACTAAAGAAAAAGTGATTGATAAGTTTATCTACGTATTCTTCGGTTATATCGACAGAGTGTTTGAAAAACTAAATAAGATTGTAGATGATGTTTACACTTTTGACTTTCCTAATTGCAAACAAAAGAAGAAAATAAATGAAAATAAACGAAAACACTAGCGTATCAATGCCAGTAAAAAATATGTTGGCTATTGTAGCAGGTGTTGCTATGGGTGTGTTTGCATACACAGAAGTTACTGCTAGGCTAACTTCGTTAGAAACTTCAAGAGAATTATTTCAAGCAGACTTACTTAAAAAGTCAGAGCAAAAACCTACAGACCAAGAACAATTTATGTTGATAGAAGCGTTGTACAGTGACGTAGAAAAATTGACTGCAACTCAAGAACAAAACATGACTAACAAAGTCAATATAGAATTTTTAAAATCACAATTAGAAAAAGCATTATTAGATATAGAACATTTAAAAGAAAAGGTTAGAGCAAATGGAAACGGTCATCAGTAGTGTGGTTGCTCTTTGTATGTTTGTTGCAGGTGAATTAACTGAACACAGAATACAGCCCGCAATGTCAGATTGTTTAAAAGGTAAACGTGTTGCTGAACGCAATGCTAATAATAACATTGAGTACAAATGTGGAAAAGTAAAAGCCGAACTCGAAGAAAATATAGATGGCAGTAAAGCCATTAAGAAAATAATAGAATAATTATGAGTGATGAAAAACAAAAGCAGCTAACTACTAAAGAAAAAGCAAATGAAATAGTAGATATGCTTATAGCACAAGCACATACAAAATTAAAATCAGGTGAAGACCTATCAGCATCAGAAATGAAAGTTTGTTTAGATGTTTGTAAAACTTACGGAACAGGTATTCAGTCAAATAACGATATAGATATTGTTAGTGATCTACCTTTTGATAACGAAGATAGGAAAATATAATGGTACCTGCTAAGTTAAAAATTTTTAAGAACTTTTTATATTTAGCTTGGAAACATTTACATTTACCACCACCAACTAAAATACAATATGACATGGCGGACTTTTTACAATATGGTCCAAAGCGTTCTTGTGTTCAAGCTTTTAGAGGTGCAGGTAAATCTTGGATTACTTCAGCTTTTGCTTGTTGGAATTGGTTAATGGATCCTCAGAAAAACATCTTAGTTGTCTCTGCGTCTAAAACTAGAGCAGATGATTTCTCAACATTTACTCAAAGATTAATTCATGAGCTACCTATATTAGAACACTTAAAACCTAGAGATGATCAACGATCAAGTAAAGTATCATTTGATGTTGGTCCTGCTAGAGCATCACATGCACCTAGTTGTAAATCTATGGGTATTACTAGTCAACTTACAGGTTCTAGAGCAGACTTAATTATTGCTGATGACGTTGAATCAGCTAACAACTCTCAAACACAATTAATGAGAGATAGACTATCTGAAACAGTTAAAGAGTTTGATTCAATTATTAAACCTGAAGTTGGTAGAGTTATATTCTTAGGAACACCACAAACAGAATTATCAATTTATAATCAATTAGAGGAAAGAGGTTTTACAACTCAGATTTGGCCTGCAAGATTTCCTGAAAATAAAGCTATAATAAACTATGGCAAAAAGTTAGCTAAGAGTGTTATAGAAAACAAAGAAAATTTAAAACCTGGTCAAGCTTTAGATCCAGATAGATTTGATGATGTAGACTTAATGGAACGTGAAGCATCTTATGGACGTTCAGGTTTTTCACTACAATTTATGTTAGATACAACTTTATCTGATGTAAATAAATATCCACTTAAACTTAATGATTTAATTATTATGTCAGGTGTTTCATCTTGGAAAGAAGCTCCGGGTAAATTACAATGGGCTAATAGTCTAGATCAGATAAAAGCTTTAGATCCTGAGATACCTAATGTAGGTTTAAAAGGTGATTACTACGTAGCACCAATGCACGTATCAAATGATTACTTTCCGTTTCAAGGTTCAGTAATGTCAATCGATCCAGCAGGTAGAGGTGCTGATAGAACAGCTTATGCTATCGTAAAAATGTTAAATGGTATTTTATATTTAACTGATATTGGTTCACTTGAAGGTGGTTACGAAGAAAAAACTTTAGTAGACTTAGCAAACGCTGCTAAAGCTAATGATGTATCTTATATTACTATTGAAAGTAACTTTGGTGACGGTATGTTTAATAGATTACTAGAACCAATATTAGCACGTATTCACCCGTGTACTATTGAAGAAACTAGAAGTTCAGTACAAAAAGAGAAAAGAATTATAGATACTTTAGAACCAGTATTTAACTCTCATCGACTTGTAGTTGACCAAGAGTTAATTAGAAAAGACTATAAGCTTGATATGCAGCATCAGCTATTCTATCAAATGAGTAGATTAACTAGAGATAGATCGTGTTTAAAACATGATGACTTAATTGATGTACTAGCAATGGCTGTGTCATACTGGACCAATTATTTAGGACAAGATGTTATACTTGCAGAACGAGAGGCTAAAGACGAAAGATTAGCTATAGAACTCGATAATTTTATGGAGTCAGCTATAGGTTCAAGACCTAACAAAGGAACGTGGATTTAATAGCTCTAGAACGCTCTTAGAGAGCACTAGAGAGACAACAAACACCAGACGTGATAAAACCTATACATGAGTGGATTTGATGCTCTAAAGCTATGTAATTAATAGGTACACGTATCGGTACGATGCCTGTGAGTCAAATACTAAGTATATACTAAGAGTAACTATAAGTAACTAAGAGGAACACTAAGAAACTATGAGTAATACAGCAGCAGCACTACCACAATCAACTACTATAGGTTATCAGACTATAGAATTTATACAGTTAGATACTATACTATCAAGTAATGTAGGTGAGCAATTAGGTAGTTATGTTGCAGGACCACCAGCTATCATTTACTTAGATAAGACTATCATTGAAAAAGGTGGACCCGTAGCTTTGAACTTAGTGATGCACGAGCTCAACCATCATGTCGAATATACTTGCTCATTAGAAGAGGCTGACGAAGAAATTAGAGTTACAGCTTATGCAAATATATGGACTGAGATATGGACTCGTAGTAACTTGAAAGAGTGGCTGCTGGCTCAGCTTAACTAGTCAATATTTGGTAGAAAAATATGAGAGGGTTATCGATGTACCCCGCGCCCACGTGTCCCCATCATTATTTCTGGTGGTGTGTGTATACTTTATTTCACGCGTAGTCACTTTATTTGTGACTTAAAGTGCTTATTGTTGTTGACTACTCTACATTTGCAATGGATATGAACTCTATTGATCTTGTTATTCGTACCTTAAATGAATTTTGTTTGTTTGTGCTTGCTCTTCTCGTATGGTCTTTTCTATTTTTTTAAACTCATTATTGTTATGAACTCATAATGAACTCAAAGCTCACTTCAAATCAATTCACATCATCACTTCAAATCAATTCAAGTTCGATCATTCAGATCACTTCAAATCAATCTTAATCAATTACTTCAAGATAATAAGAAATCAACTCAAAGCTCAAAATGGACCAAAAGTGACAAAATAAGATCAACAGAGATACACAGAGATCAACTTAATCAATTAGTTGTGATGTAGTGAGTGGACCAAATTTGAGCTTATTTTGATCTTCTTTAGAATAATCATAAAGAACTAAGCTGTGACAATAGTGCTCAATCGTTGTTGTGTGTTTATGTATTCACTTATGTATTAATTACATTATCGAAACAAACTAACGAAAGGCAAAAAATGAGCACACAATACAAATATGAAGAAATCAAATCACATTTTACTGATTTTATACATGATGAAAATCATCAAGAATTTGTAAAAGATCACAATGAAGATTTACATCAAGAAATCTTTAACAATGATTATTACATTATAGGAAGAGAAAAAGCTCGAGAGTGGTTAGGAGATCAAGCTTTCAATATAATCAATATTATTAAAGATTATGAAAATGACAACTTTGGAAAAGTTTCAACTGATTTTTCTGAACCTGAAAAAGTTGTTAATATGTATACTTTTATTATTGGTGAGCAAATCGTTCAAGAATATTATGATGTTCCTGAAAATTTTAAGCCAAAAATAAAAACTTACAAAATATTGAGAACTGAAACAGTTACAGATTATCAA